GGACGATCGTGCTAACACGGAATATGGTATCAGCGGAAGAAAGGTATAAACCTTGCTAGCGCTGTCATCAGCGTCTTCCAACCTCTCTGTTTACCAGACAGTTGGCCCCGAAGAGTTTCAATCCTTGCCAAAACTGTAGAGTTGATAACCCTAAGGTTATCATCTTTCAGCACTTGGTTTAGGTGTTGAACCTCAACCTGGTCTACCTCTTCTGTTCGAATAGGTAGAGGGGTTTCCGTCAAAGGAAGCCTCCCGCTTTTAAAAGCTAAGTATGCATCCCTTCGGCGCTCCTTCCGCTCTCTCTCATGAGAATAGCTCAGGAGGTCTGGTGCGAATAAATTATCAACAAGTAGTTGGAATTTATCCAAACGCTGGTCAAAGGTGAGCCCTTTCGGGTTCAGCCCAAGTCCTATTGGTTCGGGAATAGATGCGATTTCTCGCATCATCTTCCTATATGGCCGGGGAACGAGGATTTCTCCTCGCAGACCCAACCATTCGTAAACAGAAAATATGTCTTTCTTAGACCATATTTTCCATTTACTAACCTTTAGGGGACCATCTTTTGTGATGATCTTACCAGCAAACTCTCCTATAACTGAAGACACGATTGTCTTGTTGACAGATATAGGAACCTTCAGAACGCCTAGCATTTCAACATATGCGTTGGCGACCCGGGGATCCGATATAACAATATCGTCTCCGAGGACCCTAAAGGTGTTGGAGGTGTTGAACGCACACTCTATCTCATGGATGACAAAACCATGAGTTAGAGCAAAAAGGGAAAAAGAAGGCATCAATCCTAAAGGTTGACCACGGGACCATCTTACAAACATGGCCCTAGTGAATTTCTTTGCTTCCTTTGGAGTTAACCAAACTCCTCGGGAAAGAAATTCAAACAACCGAATGTGATCAGCAAAGTCATCCCCTTCCGGCATACAGTTTAGTACCTCTTTCAGTAGGTACATCTGTAGACCCAGGGGGAAGACATTGGTTGCGTCCGTAAGGTCGTAACAATGAACACATTTTCCAAGTTGAAGCGCTTCGGTAACAAACCGAATACCTTCTTCTTGGTCATAGGTACAGTCCCAAGGTAGATACCTTAGGAAGGAATGTAAGAAGTTCCCCAACTTAGATAATACTAGTTGGTGTACTCTATGAGGATTGGCAACAATTCTTGCCTTCATACCCTTCTCTTGGATGATGGCCAAACTACCTACTCTAGGTGGCACTGGCGACCTAGGAAATACGCGCGGTTCGTGGAATACCACACTGGTACCCAGACATTCATAGAAGAGACTTTTCATACTCTCATCGGTAATAATGAGATGTGATAAGTTCCCAATATGAAAATCATATGGTAACAGACTCTCGATTTGGTAATAATACCTTCGAGATACGGGGTCAAACCCGTACACGCGTTTAGTAGGTGAGTTGGTCCAATCGTTGAGGTTATCATATTTTGATTTCCTCCAGAGTTTTGGAATGATTCTCTTAAATTTCTTTAAGGATCGGAAGTGAAACCGATCATCATTCTCAAACTCCTCGACAGTTGGACCAGCTTCAGACTCAACGGACGAAATAAATTTCGTCCACTGGGCCTGAGTTAACTTACCACTAATGAAATTAGTGTAAATATCTAAGATACTTACAGCTTGTCTCATTGTGGCAAACCTCCATAGGGGCCTGAAAACCCCCTTAGGATGGCCATCTGCATTCAATGCAATCCAAGTTGCAGAAGTTGGAACTATCCCAGTCAAGTAGAACGCTTTCAAGGTTTTTAATCTTGAAACCGTCTCTTCTAGTCCCATTGATGATACCCAGACTTTCACCTTACTTAGTATAGGTAAGGATACTCGTTTGGTTATACCAAATTGAGTGAATAGTTTGATCGTCAATGTATCGCTGGAAATAGTTTCCATCTACAGACCTCTCAGTTAAGAAAGTGGTAGGCGCATATACCGACGACCAGTTGGTATATGGGATGTATACCGTCACCCCTCACGGG